TTCTTTTAATGTGGTGGAGATGCGGGTATACGATAACCCGGTCCAAACCGCAATACTATAAATGGACTACACGTTTATTCTGTTAGTTCACAACAGACAAATAGAAGGTTAATTTCAGGAAGACCTACAATACTGTTCCTAACCGGATTTTCATGAGCCGTCAGGTTTGCTCCAACACTCTGAGTGGTATTACACTTTTAAGACTTCTGTTCCTAGGTTATATGTCAGTCGACCCGTTGTAGGTTTGCCTTAGGCTACTGCTACGTTAGAAGTTGCAAGTATACCTGCAATTTCCATGTTTTTGTAAACGTTTCCGTCTAAAAGTTTCCATCGTTTATTTAAGTCGTAGATGAAGTCCGACTACGTGCCCATTCACAATATAAACAGCTGTCAAAGCCTGTCATCCCCATGTGAATGTTTTTACAAAAGTATGTAAAATATTTTATAAGACCAAATTATTTTTTCTTTGGTCTGTAGTAACGTTTCTTTTTCTTAACAACTTCAACAGCCACCTCAACTTGAGCAACCGCTTCAGTAACCGTTTCTTTTACTTGTTCACCAACCTCGTCAATTTTTTTTAACGTTTTCTTAACTTTAGCTTTATTTTCGGGCGAAGTATTACTTTCCTCTACCATTTTTTCAACTTCTTGTTCTATTTTATCAACTTTAACAAAAAGATTTTTAATAAAATCTATTAATTTTTTCATAATGTTTTTATATATAAATATTTGATTATTAGGGTTAAATCTTAATTGGTAACTTCTTCTCATATAGGGCCTCAAATAATAACTTATTCTTTTCCCATTTTTTATTAGTCACACCAATCGATTTATGTGTTAATTTAATTTTTGTTGTTACACCTACTTTGACACCATCAAGATGATTTTCTAAACATATTGGTAAGTCATAGAAGTGAAATCCTTCGAATTGTTCGTTGAAATTATGTTTAATTCTACCTTTATGAATGCACATAAATAAACCATCAATGACAACAACCTCTTTGAGATTTTCGCCAAATGTACCGGAGTATCTATTAGTATGTCTTTTACCTTCGTGTTCGTGACCAACTTGACCTTGCATGGATTCTCTATCTTGCCACCACATTCCACTTAACAGATTATCTGTACCTGCAACACCGATTATACCATACTCAGGATTATCTTTGAACAGTCGTGATATTTTGGGGGTTAAGTTGGGTGTTTCAATAATGAGGTCATCATGCATAAACACAACAACCTCATTTTTTGAATCTTTTAAACCCCTATTATACAAATCAGGTAAAGAGTATTCACCTTGATTTTCGTAAATGATTATTTCTGTCTTTGGATGTGAAAACACCTTACCAACGTGTTTTAAGTAATCATTATCAATCTCTCTTGTTGAGATAACTATACTAATTGGATTCATCTTCTACTAAGTAAGCTAAAATCTTGCCATCAACTTCTTTTAGGTCAATAACAATGGGTTTATTTGATGGAACATACCTTTCATTACAAATGGAGGCGTTCACATACATAATATCGTTAATTAAAGATGTGCCATATGCGTGATGTATATGACCACATACATGTAATGCAGGTCTAATTGTTTCGATACGATGTCTTAACATACCACAACCAACCATTTGTCCATTAGGAACAAAGTCTCTAACATTCTCCGCAGGTCCGTGTGTGATTAACACATCTGTATCGTCCGGTATCATATTCCATTTCTCATACATCTCATCACCACCACGTGGTAAGTTGAATGCCCAATTATAGAATTCAGGTTGCCAAGGACTACCATAAAATTTAATAGGTCTTGAGAACTCAGGACTTTCTACTGTAAAGGAATTATCTTCCAAATAGACAACATTAGATTGGGATAAGTTTTCTTCATTGATTAAATTACTGAGCCAATCAAAATCACCTTTATGGTGTGGTTCATTAATTCTTTCAAATGCGAAGTCATGATTACCCGCAATGAATATCTTGGTGTCGTAACCTTGAATGTTCATAAACCAATGGATAAATCGAGTTACATCAGGTTGTTCACCAATGTTACTTACATCACCGGCGTGGATTAACACATCACCTTTTGGTAATGGATGTTTCATCTTTTGATGAAGGTCATGTGTGTCAGATATACAAACGATTCTCATTTTACAAAAATACGAAAAAAACAAATCAAATCAAACTTTTTTTATTTGTATTGTTAGGGGTTGGTGGGGTTATGTCAATTGTTGTTTAAAGTATCATATCACCGGTGATTTGATATCTATTTTTTTTGTCTATTAAATCGGTGTATTGTAAATTTTCTAATTTTAAATAATCTTTTAATTTAACAATATCTTCTTTAGTGTCAAAAATACCTTCATATGTTATGTGTAATGCCGGTTTTATATTTTTTATTACACCATTATTATAAGATATTTTATCTATTTCATCATTTATTTCGTCTTCATTTTTATCTAACCAACCTTTACTTAATCTGTATTTATCGTGACAATTTTTTACTTCATTTGCATGAACGGCACTAATTGCACAATCTCTAACATTATTTCTTGTAAGTGTGATTACTTTATCAAATGTATCAATTATTTCATCTATTTGATTTTCATTAATAAAATGATTATGAATAAATTTTACTAAAACTTTATCCATAATTAAAGAATTTTGATGTCTTATTTTCCAATCATCATTAAGCACATTAAATGGTTCATTTATCCATTCATATCCTAATTCTAAAGATAACCATTCACTTATGGTGGTACTACCACTTCTGTGGTGAGATATAATTGCAATCCTCATATTACAATATACGTAAAATAAATGAATAAAAAAAGGGATAGATTTCTCCATCCCTTAGAGGGTCGACCAATTAAGGTCAGTTCCACCACTTGGATTATTTTGGTTCCAAGAAACCATAAAAATGTCTTTTTAATTTGGCTGAGATTACACCATTTTGTGATTGACTTTAGAGACATTATTGTTTCTTCTCTTATCCACAGTCTTTTGAACTGTACCAATCAGTGACGGTCAATTAGATTAACCAATCCTTAAGTCGTTGGATACTCTCTCGTTACTCTTCTCTATACAATACCGCCGCACTATATAGAACTTTTCTCAAAAATCATATCGGACTTGGGGTCTTTTATGGCCGTGAACATCTCACGACTATGTAGTCACCTGTTTCCAACGACTGACGAGCACTTTTCCTTTCTTTTGATTTACACCATTGTAAGGGTTTTTTGTTTCCGAATCTTGAAAGTAGTGGCCCGTCTGCCAGCCAAGTTATCTTTTGAACAACCCGATACTAAACTACTCTCTGAAGTTTCCCAACCTCCACACTTTTGGATACCTTCAAAATAAAACCCTTGGTAGGGTTTAATTAAGGATGATAACGACACCACTCGTACTTCACCATACCTTTCGATTTTAAGGTACCCATAGTATTGAACAACACAATAGTGAGATTGGAGGTCTCATTTCTTGTAAAGTTCCACAAGTTACTCTTATTAGTGTTCCCACCTCAACATGACAACTCGGATTGCCATGTCACCCATCCATTTCCTACAGTGTTACCCTCGGAACTAAGGACAGATGATGTCTTGTTTGTCTACTCGAGTTCCATTACTGAAACCGCAAACCGTTTATAACTTTCGATTCACTTTATCCTACTTTCGTAGTTTATTTAACGACTATAGACCGCCGATATCTTTAATTCAAAGAACTTTCTCTTTTAAAAAACCACCGTTGTGATTTCTTTTACAAACTTACACAAAAAAAATTAAATTATCAAATTATTTTTTAGATTTTTTTTCTTTGTACTCGCTTGACGCTTTTTCTTTCTTTTCTTTTGGAGCGTTTTGTTTAAAATTTACCGTTCCTCTTACGTTTAATTTCCATTCAGATTTAGGTACAAACTTCCATCCATGTACTTTAACTTTGTTGTCGGCATCTACATCCGACACTCGACGAATTTCACCGTCTTTACTTTTGATACATTTCATATTTCTTATTTTTAAAAATATAAATAAAAAATATTAAAATACAAAATTATTTATCCTCTTTTTTTTCTTTCAGTTTTGTTTCCTTCAATTCCTCGTAACGTTTTTTTAATTTCTCGTCACGTTCATCTCGAAGTTTTTGAATGTAGTATTCATTCCGTTGTTTGTAATTGTCTTCACTAAGACGGTCCATATCTTTTCCCATAATAATAAATAGTTTGCAGTTAGGGATGGAATCGAACCATCAAGTGGAGATTCGATTGATAACATAAACGCATGCATGCTGGTGGTCAACCCCATATTATCAATCTATTTCTTTATCCACGACCAGGAGACAACTGGTTGCGTAGGCCTAATTCCGCCACCTAACTATAATAATTTTATAAGAAGTTAACATTCAATACCATTCTTCTTGCTACGTTTGTTGGTGTGGTACTTGAATGAAATGTTAACCCATCAAAAATTATGAGTTTATTTTCTTCACAAGGAATTCTTTCATTAACTGACATATTTTTTTTTAAAACTTGGTTATAATATGTCATTGAATCCATATCAGAATTTATATCATATTTTTCATTATAAAAAATGGTATCCCCATCTGTTGTGTTAAAATAAAACAATGCGGTTTTATGTGGGAATGGATAATCAACGTGAGGTGGATTAATATAATTAGAATCTTGTCCCGTTATCATTCCCAAACGAATTCTATATATTTTTTCAATTGGTTCTTGAGCCTTATCTAACATAGTTAAAATTATTGACTCAAACATATAAAACCATGGAGAAGATTTTATCATATCTTCATTATCATCAGGCGCAAAAATCACATTTGCCCAACTTGTCATAGGTATTGAACTTGGGTTATTTTCATCCAAGTTATTGTCATCATATGCGGTTTTTGTAAAATACCAAGGAAAATCCGTCTTATTGATTTTATATTTAACATTGTTAAATACCATCCTTGGCAATGCATTTTCAATAATTTTCATAACTTTTTGTTTTTAATTTGGTGGACCGGGGGAATTTCGAAATCCCAACCTACGCATTATGAGTGCGGTGCTCTTCCTTTGAGCTACAAGTCCATATCGTTTAATCTAACAATTATTGAGGTATAGAATACCAACCAGTTAAAATATATTTTGTTTTGGTATCACTAATTTGTCCTCTATGTGCATGTGTCCAATCTACGGGCCACAACAATAATTTACCAGCTTCCGCTTTTTCAATATGGTTTTGATGTATAAATTCGGTTCCTCCATCATCAACATCATTTAAATAAACCATCCAAACAACAACACGTCTTATTTTAAGTGTGGATTCACAATGCCATTGATAAAATCCACCACCTGGTTCATACTTTTGAATGTTAAATGCCTCCATTTTAAATGAGCTCATCATTTTCAAATATTCAAATTTATCACAATATTCTTGAACACATGAATTAATAATAGGAATACTTTCACCCAATGTTGGACCCCATGTATCTTGTAATTCTTTAGTATTTAATGAATCCGCGTGAAAAGATAAATCAATTGATTTTTTTATTTCTTCAACCACACCTTTTCCAACTATACCCGGACCAGGTAAATTAGATTCATTGAATTTAGTAATAATATCATTACATAAATTTAACGACAAAGCATTTTCTTTTCTGTAAATGAATTCCATAGTTTTTTTTATTTTCACTACCTTTGTGGTAAACTGTTTTACAAATATATGTAAAAGTTTGATTACAACAAAAAACCCGAACAATTTTTAAGTTGTCCGGGTCTTTTTATTTTTTGGTTTTTTTTAGAAATTAATTGTCGATAATTTGTAAGTTATACCAAGACCCGGTGAAAAATTAGAACCAACGAGATTACCTATAACCCATATCTTTAATCCTTCAGATTTCAATGGTGCATAACCAACCCAAACGTTAGGTTTGTTAACTTCACCAACAGGTTGGATACCCACACCTAACATCATTCTTTCATTCGCAAACATACGAATAACACCAAATTTCATGGTTTTATCAAAGCTACCTGTTTTAGTACTAACCATAGGGTCAGCATCATACTTAAAACCAACATAGGCTCCCCATCCTTTTTTGACGTAACCACCAGTTAAATATCCGTCCATTCCTTTGTTAGTGGCGGAACCAAATAATTCTTGAGCATTTGAACTAAAAGTACAACCAAGAATTAGCGCGAAAATAAATAATAATTTTTTCATAAGTTTTTATATATAAATATCTAATTTTTATTAAAGTGTCTGAATTTGAGACGGAACCCTATCTAATGAATCTTTTTCAAGGATATTTTTTAATACTTTTATTTTTTTTCTTGTATTAATTAAATCTTTTTTTGAAGTGCCCAATTTATCTTCTGATTTTTTATCTTTAAACCACCTAACGGCAAAATCGGTATTTTCTTTTTGATTTACATCATCCCAAAGTTTTCTATATTCTAAGGCTTTTATCTCTTCTTTTAGTTTTTGTTCTAAAACCATTTCATTAGATAACTTTTGTCGATAAAAAGTCATATCTTGACTGTGTGATGGTCCTCCGACCGCCAAACCAAGCATAATTAAAAGTTCTTTTAAATCTAACATATATTTTTTATTATAAATATAAAAATACTGAAAATCAAGTCTTTATCTTTTTTTTATTGGTTCGACTTGTCTAAAATAATAACGATTTTTTAAATGGTAACCATTAATACCCATTCTATGGTTTGGTTGTAAATTTCTATTACGTGGATAAAATTTACCGGTTTCTCTCACATAAGTGAAACAACCACTCAATGTTATTAAAATAATAAATAATGCGATTGTCTTTTTCATATTGTTAAAAATTACATAAAACCATCTTCGCACCAGATGGGAGTCTTATCACCCACATAAGCACCTCTGACATTAAAGTCAAAATACTCAATGGCTTCTTCTACTGACATATCTTCATCTGTCACCAATATCTCAAGACATTTGGTTACTGAATAGATTAGTCTCATTGATGGTTCTTCAACACCAATAACGGCTTCATCGAATCCGTCGGCTTTAAGAAATTCTTCTTCCTCAAAATATTCTAATAGTTGTTCTAACATAATTAAACTTTTGGTGACCCCAACGAGATTTGAACTCGTGACTTCGCTGTGAAAGAGCGATGACTTAACCGCTTGTCGATAGGGCCAAATAAATAATCTAATCACGTTTGGTGTTGTAAGAATCTTAATCTCACATCAGTCCCTATTAGGGGATTGTATTAGTTATACGACACACCTTACGTAATCAAACTTTTTTAATTTAATTTCTATGTTGGTGGCTACATTTCTTCAACTCAACTTATTACTAAAATTGTTTAAGTAAAACAAAATTATTTAATAAAAACCACCAGAACTTAAATTAAAAAATTAACAAGTTTTTTGTTCCCCTCAGAACATCATAACCAATTTTACTTGGCGGTTACATTTTCGCATTGGGTTAATTACTCCCCGCTTATAGTAACTCTATCCTCACCGCTCTAATATCGCGCACTCAAGACGGCTATTTGGAACTCATATACCGTGGGATTACACCACAGTCGTCACTTGTTGGAACAAATATATCATAAGTTTTTTAAATAAAAAAATTTTATGTTAAAAAAATATGTTAATCCAAATAAATTGATTTCTCTCATATTTATAGAATATGAAAAAAGTACCTCTCTCCACTTTTTTGATACTAGTACTTTTTGTACTAATATCTGGTTTTAGTACAGTTGCTCAAACTGTTTGTGTGTCAAATGTTGACAATAAAATAAAAATAGGAAAGTTTACCGGCAATAGAAATTTTGCTTTCGGGGTGAAGAATATCTTTCAAGAAATCTTACAAGATAAAAATTTGGACATAGTAGAAAGTCCTGAATCTGCCGATTATACAATTAGCGCGGAGATTCTGTATTTCGATGTTAATAGAACAAAACGTAACATATCCGTATTTCATTCAGACGTTGAGGAAACATTGGTTGTTATTCGTGGGATGATTAAAAACAAAGAAGGAAAAAAGCTAAAAGAATATGTGGCTGAAGAATCCAGTACGGAAGTTTCAACATCAACAATAATAACCGGTGAAGCGAGTGAAACTATAAATCAACAAGCTCTTTCATCTTCAATTAAAAAAACATGTCAAACATTAATTAACAAATTAACAGAAAAACTATGAAAAAACTATTAGTATCTCTCTCCCTAATACTGATGTCATTGACATCATTTGGTCAATTAATAATTAACCAAGAAATCGTCAACTCAAAACCTTATAGAGTTGGTGATACATTAACTATGAAGTATAATGTTGTCAAAGGAACAACAAACCCAAGATACCTTTGGTTACGTTATCAATACTCAAACAAACACCTACAAAAATTAGGTAATACAGTATTTTCACAAGGAACAACAGCACAGAACTTTGAAGCAACTTGGCCAAATTATATGTTCACACAAAATCCATCAATTGGTGTTGGTGAATTGGATAAACAATATGGTTCAACACCTTGGAATTATACACAAAATAATGATTGGATATCAAAGCAATTTACAACACAAAGAGCAGATGCGGTAATTGATGGGTTGTGGGCAACTGAAAAATTCATCTTATTAGAAAATTCGACCTATCAAGGAATACACAAATTAGATTTATCAACTGCGAATGGAACAAACGATGCACCAATTATACCTATCGGCTCTCAAGTTCTTCAATTATCATTTGCAGATGCGGATGTAAAACACGTTTCAGCATTTAGAGTAAAAGTTGGGTATCCATCTAATTTTGATGTTACTTCATTATCCGTTTTAATTCAACCATTAAATACAGATGGTACCACTAATTTTACCGCACCGCAGATAGCAAAAAAACCGTTGAATTCAGCGGGAATTGCTGACTTTGAACAATTTAATATTGGTGATAAATTTGGAGTATATATTGTTCCAACTACCGGAGCAGCTTATTTAAATAATGTAGTAACTGTTACCGATGCTTATAGAGCATTCTTAGCGGTAACTGATGTTGGATTAAATGGTACATCATCGGTATTCCAATATCCTCCAATAGAAAGGGCAATTGGTAATGTAACAATCGGTGACGGTGATTTTAACAATAACGATGCTTATTACTTATTTGCACACATTTTAGGACAAGATGTCGCTTCAAAAGCAAACATAACAAGACAAGGAGCAAATCCATTACAATTTATATCGGTAAAACAATCTGCGTTCCCAACTTTTGCTGCAGCAGCAACTAACAATTCTGTAACTATAGCATCGGCAAATCAAACGGAAATATTTTCTTACGCATTTAGTGGTGATTTGGACTTTTCACATTCATCTAATCCGGGTTCACCAATATCGGGAAATAGTACAGGTGGACAAGGAACAATGAATAGAACAATTGCTAGTAAAGGTATTTACGCAAATCAATTATCAGGAACTGCAACATTAAGTTTATCATCTAAAATTGAAAACAACAAAGTTATCCTAAGTGGTAACTTATCGCAAGAAGGATTAGCAGGTTTAGAAGTTATTATGAAATATGATAATTCTAAATTAACATTAGATGGTATTGTGTTTGATGCAGGTTCGTCAATAACTAACTTCTCAACAAACAAAGATGGTAGGTTAACATTTGGTTCTATGGACCAAATAAATAAGGCTAGAATTAAAACTGGTACACCTTATAAATTAACCTTCACATCTAATGTTCCATTAACAAACACCGCAGGTTTATTTTATACTGAATTAGCCGATGCTGTGGATGGTAAAGGAAATAAGATTGGATTAAATGTAGAATAATGAAAAAACTACTTATTGTAATATTAATATTATTATCCGGTAGTATATCCATAGCACAATCCATTACAAAACCCGCCTCTAAAAAGTTTGAACTAAACGTTAGTGGGCAGGTTTGTAGTGGATTTGTTTTAAATGGATTTGCAACTACCGATATTTTATTAGCATCAATAGGTTTTATTAATCCACCTGCCGGCACAACATTTAATATAACCACAACTACGGGATTAACTCCCGCATCAGGATTTACTTTAACGGGTAATAAAGCTCGTTTAGTATTTACGGGTACAATGGTAAATATAAACAATGCATTGGCATCTTTAAAAATAAATACAGGTGCAACTGCTGGTAATGTTCAAATATCAGTATCGGCAACCTTAAATCCAACCGGTTTCTATTACAATCCAATCAACGGACACTTTTATAAACCTGTA